GAAAGTTTATTACAAGCACCACGAACAGCATTACCAGGAGAATCATCTACCTGTGATCTTAAACGTATAAAACCAGTTGCTTTAAATTTCATAATTGTAATATGGGTCAATGCCACAAGTAAGATTCAAACTTACAACCTTCCCATTACAAGTGGGATGCACTATCGTTGTGCTATTGTGGCAACTGGCGTGGCTGGACTCGAACCAGCAACCACAAAGTTAACAGCTTCGAGCTCTGCCAATTGAGCTACACGCCAATGGAGCGGGTGACGTGGATCGAACACGTGACTGGAGGTTGGAAACCTCTGATTTTACCACTAAACTACACCCGCGTTCAAGGCCACTTTACCGTTTCTTATCCCCCTTGTCAATGGTTTTAGTTCCAAACGACATAATTTCTATAGAATCCTCACCATCTAACTCAATCCATTCTTCAAACTCTTCATACAGTGCGATCTTATCTCCCACTGTCTCCACATTCTCCATCCTATCAACAGACCAATCCCTTACCTTATCAACAACCTCATCCGTTTTGTCCAGCCTCATAATAGTCTTTTCTGAAGTATCTTGAGAGGATATTACTATTGTAGTACTTCGGTGTTCCGTCGCTAAGTGATTCAGTGAGTACTCCTTTAAGAAAGAGTTGTCTCGTTTCTTCGAAGTTTGTTTTGCCAACTGTTTTATGTAAGCTGAGCATAACTCTGCTAAAGTTATGTCTACCCAATCGTTTAATCTCTTCTTTAAGTTCCTCAGACGACCCATAATAATTCTTCCAATCAGATTCGGATTTTACTTTTCTTTTTTTACCCCTAGGAGTTCTAAACTTCCAGAAATATTTACGGCCGATGTATTGTCTACCGTTCGTGTTATTTGTAATACAGTAGACGAAACCGAAGAGATCGTTAATATCGTCAGAAGTGAAATTTGTATCCTGATATAACCAGGCGTTTTCATAACTTCCTTCACCCACTGTGGCCGTTGTGGTGGTCGCCATCCCATAATTTTCATTCGCAACTCCTATTTAGTAATCAAACTCTTCTAGAATATCTAAAGCATTATTTAATGCCTGTTGTGCAGCATATCTCTGGTCCTTACTCCAATCAGGATACCAAGTTTTTTCATGTATCCCTTTTTTAATTCTAAGGAGACGGGATTCCATATCAACTTTCTTCAAACGTCCATTCATATATTCAGGATGCGATGGGAACGGTGGTTCTGGTCTAGACATATTTAACTCCAAACTATAATTTAAATCCGCTGAATGTGTCCTTTTTAACATCTTGTTTAATACCACCAACAACATAAGATTCAACTTCTGTCTCTTGTGGTGCTACCTGGAGACCCTTAGAGGATATCCAATGCTCTGTCCAAGGTAATGGATTGTTCTTTGCGGGGACATCATACTGAGGTTTAAACCCAATAGATCTCAATCTCTTATTAGCAATCCATTCAACATACTTATGTAATAGTTTCTCATTCAATCCTATCATAGTTCCATCTTTAAACAAATAGTCTGCCCATTTCTTTTCTTCATTCACACACTTATCAAACATCTTATAAGTCCACTCTTCCTCCTCTTTCATTATCACTTTCATCTCAGGATCATCACCCTTTCTCCAATTGTTTAATATGTTTTGTGTAAGAGCGAGATGCTGATTCTCGTCTCTGGCGATGAGGGAAATGATCTTTGCAGACCCTTCCATAAGTTTAAGCTCACCAAAGGCAAAGCTACATGCAAAACTAACATAAAAGCGAATACCTTCCAAAATGTTGACATTAGCAACTGCCCTATAGAGTGAACGTTTTAAATCTTTTAAGCACCACTTTGCTGTGGGGGATCCCTTTGAATCTGGGTGCCACATACAACCACTGGCCCATTCCTGTGCTTGTTTAATAAAAGTATCATATGATTCAGTAACACTCTTAGCACGTTCTAGGATCTTTTCATCTCTTATAATTGTATCAAATACTTCAGAAGGATCTGAATAGATATTCTTAATAACATAAGTATAAGATCTACTATGGATCATCTCCATAAATCCCCATACTTCCATACATGCTTCTAGTTCTGGTAAAGAACAATATGGAAGGAATGCCATACTAGGAGCACGACCCTGAACAGAGTCAAGCATAATCTGATACTTCAAATTAGATGTATAGATATGCTTTTGTTCTAGTCTTAAGGTCTGGAAATCTCCTCTATCTTTCTGCAAGGAAACTTCTTCTGGTCTCCAAAAATATCCCAACTGTTGCTTTGTTAAATTTTCAAAAGCAGGATACTTATAAGAATCATAACGTTGAACACCCAAGGGTTTACCAAAAAACATAGGTTGTTTCTTGGTATCAACTTCTTCAGTATTGAAGACAGTCATCCCTTTAATATTAGATTGCACAGGACTCACACTCACCCTCCTCAGTAGAACAACTTAATTCATCAACTAAATTTTGTAAATCTGTCTTGCCTTCCTCTACATTATCGTGCCATCCCATAGGATGTGTTGGTTCTTCATCACTCTTTAGATCGTTCGTGTTCTGATAATAGGAGGTCTTCCAACCATACTTGTATGTGTTTAGAAAATCATTTGCCATTACTGAAACAGGAACTTCATTATCCTCATAATGCTCTGGATTATATGACCAGTTGCCAGAAATGGCCTGATCAAAGAACTTCTGCATTACAGCAACTATCTTAATATATCCATCATTATTTGGCATATCCCATAACAAAGTGTAATTATTCTTTAAGGACCCATAAGAGGGAACAACTTGCTTAAGAGGTCCTTTCTTTGATTTCTTAATGGACAGGTAGTCTCTAGGTGGTTCGATTCCATTTGTCGCATTTGACACAACGGAACTGCTCTCCGAAGGCATTTGTGCGGACAGTGTTGAGTGCCGTAAACCGTAGGTGTTGATAGATGCCCTAAGAGATTCCCAGTCATGTTGCAACTCCGGCTTACTAATGTCATCAACATCTTTCTTATAAGTATCTATAGGAAGGATACCTTCAGAATACTTAGTTCTTCCAAAATCTTCACAATGTCCTTTCTCTTGTGCAATTTTATTAGATGCTTTCAGAAGAAAATATTGGAAAGATTCTGATAGACTATGAACAGCATCCCATGCCTCTTGCGAATCATAATTAAATCCTAGTTTAGCAAGATAGTGTGCCATACCAATATAACCTACACCAAGAGATCTACGTGCCTTTGTAGCCCTCTCTGCTGCTATTACAGGATAATGTTGATAGTCAATTAACTCTTCTAATGCACGAACAGATAATTCACAAAGATCTTCTAATTCCTCATCACTTCTAATCTTACCTATATTAATTGCAGAAAGAATACACAATGCAATCTCACCTGTGTGGTCATCAATATGAGTAATAGGATATGTCGGTAGTGTAATCTCCTGACATAAATTACTCATCTCTACCTTATCCTTAAAGGATGAGTGAGAATTACAATGGTCTATATTCATTATATAAATTCTACCTGTCTCTGCTCTCTCTTTTAATAATGATAATATTAATTCTTGTGCCTTAACTCTTGTGGAGGGGACGGAGGATTCGTTTTCGTAACGAACATATAAGTCATCAAACTTATCGGTCCCAAAACTCTCATACAAACCAGGAACATCATGAGGGGAAAAAAGCGTGATTTCCTGATCTTGGATAAAACGCTCATAAAATAACTTACTTAACTGGATGGAGTAGTCGAGTTTTCTGACTCTGTTGTCGTCGGTTCCTTTGTTGTTTTTGAGGACGAGGATGTCTCTGATTTCTTGGTGCCAGATAGGAAAGTGGACAGTTGCTGATCCACCCCTGATGCCGTTCTGAGTACAGCATCGAACAGTGCTTTCAAATTTTTTGAGGAAGGGGACCACACCTGTGTGTTGTACTTCGCCGCCACGGATTCTACTGTTGATCCCTCTGATTCTCCCCGCGTTAATACCGATACCAGCCCTCTGTGCAACGTATTTGCCAATAGCCATGTCAGAACTAAAGATACTATCGAGGGTGTCATCAATATCAACCAAAACACAAGATGCAAATTGACGAATTGGGGTCCGTACACCCGCCATGATCGGGGTGGGGATGTTGATTCTGTGTCTACTGATTGCGTCGTAGTATCGTCTGACATAATTAAGCCTCGTTTCTTTAGGATATTCTGAGAAGATCGTCAATGCGATCATCATATACATGAACTGTGGTGTTTCATAAACGCCGCCACCACTGCGGTCTTGTACCAAGTATTTATCTACAACTTGCCGCAAACCAGCATATGTAAACAAAAAGTCACGTTCGTGATCAATATAATTATTGGCCTTATCAATCTCCTCCTTAGAATACTTACCGAAAATTTCCTTATCATACACTTCTATGTTAGTGCAATTCATAATCTGCTCTTCAAGATGAGGCAACTCTCTGGATCTACCATAGAGACTCTTCCTGACTGCAAACAATAATAACCTTGCAGCAACAAACTGATAGTTAGGGTTATCTAAAGTAATCAAATCACTAGCAGACTTAATTAAAATCTCCTGGATTTCTTCTGTGGTAATCCCATCATAGAATTGGATACCCGATTGAATCTCAACCTGACTCGCAGAGACCCCTGCAAGACCTTTGGTTGCCTCCTCTACCATCTTATGGATCTTATCAAGGTCAAGAGATTCTACACCTCTTCCGTTTCTTTTTTTAACTTTAAGACCGTTGCTCATATTCGTTTCCAGGTGTTAAATTTAAGGTTTGCTTCTAAGTTGGAGTATGTATTAGATTCTAACATCTCCATTACGTTATGTCCACCAAGGACCATATCATTAATGTCCTTCTCAACAATATTGGAAGGCCATATTACAACCTTCTCTCCACGGGAGATGGTATCTGAGATTCGTTTAACAATCTCACGGTTGCGCGGCTCATTATCATAAACCCAAACAGGATCGCTAACACCCCACCTCCGAACATCACCGTCCGAACCGCACATAGCAATTGAGTTTGAAACAAATGTGCTATCGAAAGGTCCTTCTGTGACGAAGACTGGGAATTTGTCATTGATGTCATCAAGTCCATATATTTTGGGGGCATCATCATCAAGCATTATAGTAATATATTTAACAGAATTAGGGCCTAGGGATCTTCCCTGAAACCCGATCAATTGATTTTCGTAAATTAATGGAATAATAATTCTAGGTTCATCATACCTAACATCATCAAATCTCTGACCGAAAGTATTTACCCACTTCTTAAATTCCTTTGTATAATGGAACTTCTTTGAATCTAATGACCTCTTTTCCAAGTATTCCTTTGCAGCAGGAATTTCAGATGCCCTTGGGAGATCAACCTTTGGAGCAAACTGTGGTGGTTTAAATTCAAATATTGGTTCTTCTACTACTGTTCCCCTACCAGTCTTACTACCTTTAAATCTTTCAAAGATATATTGTTTATGAATAACAGGATCTAACTCTTTTAAAAAACTACTAAGAGTCATCGATGCCCCACAATTGTGACACCTAAAATTTACGTCTGCCTTCACCCCATACAAGTATCCTCTTGTCTTACTCTTATTCTTCTGCGAGTCTCCACAGATAGGACACCTGAAATTATATAGATTTGCCTTTATCTTTTTAAACTTCTGTAGTCTTGGTGAAATAAGACCTATGAATTTTGAATCAACGAGATCCATCCACAACAACCAGTGATGATTGTATCTTACCAGTTTCTTGCTGTGATGTCAATGCAGCACCAACTATTCTTTGTCCGACTGGACTAACGACGAAAGATATAATACTAAGAGCACCAAAAATAGTCCACATTTTCTTTTCAATGATTCGAAGTCTATCATCTACCTTACGAATATCTCTCTCACATCCTGCCTTAATCTCTGAAGCCTGACGGTTGACCTCTCTATGAACCGATTCAACTTTCTCAAATAGTACTGCATCGATCCTGTCCTGTTTGTCTAGTTTTTCATCATGGACAGCAAGCATCTGTCCCATCTTAATGGAATTATCACTAAGTGTATCAATTACTTTCTCTAATCTTTGTACAACAGCGTCGTTAACTCTCACTGCTTTTCTTCCAGTTCTTTCTTATTCCTCGCGTCCAAATGTATCTTTTCTTTTTTGGTTTAATTACTGGATCAAAACCTGCCGTAGGTCCTTCTGCGTCTGCCTTACTACTAAATCCCGGCTTGCCAGCAGTACTACCAGTATTCATGGTAGGTGCTTCTTCTCTAATGAGATCTATTATTCTATCTAGAATTCTTCTTTTTATCATTTTTCAGATAAGTAGTATTAAGTTCCTTTAAAGCAACTAAGTCAACTTTAACATCATGCATATGAGTTTTAGGAAACTCTGGCAATCTGTTTAAAAATATAACGAAGGTCTTCATAACAGGCCACAAGTCTTCATCAATCTTAAAAAACAACATAGGAGTTGTTGCTTCACCAAATATATTATAGAGAATAATAAAATGGTTTAATAATAAATGCGACTTAAGAACTCCTGTATTCTTATACCTCTTCAATAATCGTTTGATATATTTGAAGTGGTTAAGGTCTTTGTCGAAGTCCTCTTTAGTTACTGCTTGCGGATTTTCATAATTTTTAATAGCAAACAGGATGAAGTTATCATCATTCAATTCATTAAATATCATATCATATTGTTACAAAGGAATTAATTGGCAGTTTCGATGTTTGGATATGATGGTGCGTTACCTGTAGTGATACCTGACATAGCAACAAGAATTTCTTTCTTAACTCTTAAAGCACCAGAACTATCAACATATGTTTGAACACCTACCCATCCAGCACCTGTGTCATACGCAGTTCCTGCAGCATCACCAACCTGAACTGCTGATACACCATAAACATGTGATGAATAATCTGAATTCTTTTCGCTATATTTACTATCTAGTGAAACGAAATCAGGTTGCTCGCTTCCTTGGAAACTAGTTCCAGCGATTGCTGCTCCACTTAATCCAGCAGTAGAACCGATTGTTAATGATGTTGTACTTGCAATACTAACAACAACAGCATCTCCAAAGAATACACCTGGTTTTGTCTTAACACCAAAACTTATAGTATCACCTTCTTGTATTTTACCACTTTCACCAAACAAAGTTCCTACTTGCCCAGTAAGTGCTCCGCCAGTTACAACCTTTGTGGCATAGTTCAGAGATACTGATCCAGCAGTGCCAACGTTGTCATTGTTTCCCCAGAGTGCCATGTCTTTTATTCCGTAATGATTTTCTGTGCTAATGAATATTTATAACCTTGGTATCTTAGAGATATGCCTTGGAAATATTGGTAGCAAAGCCTATGACAGTTGTGCCAGCAGCTAGAACTGCAGCGGCTCCAATCACCCATTTCTCCACAACCTTAAGTCGCTCACGCAACTCATCCTGCTTCTCTTCCAATCTTTCTATCTTCAATTGCATCACAGTAATACGTGTTTCCTGTGAGGCATCAAGTCCTAAGTCAGTCATTATCTGTAATTATAACTGAACTATATAGTAATTTAAACTGCAACGCAAGGGAGTTCAACTAAACCTGCATGAAGTTTTCTATGACAATGAGCACATAGAACAGCACACTTATCTATTTCAGGTTGTAAATAGATAAGTCCATACCTATGAAACTCAGAAACACTATATTTCTTTTCTGCTGGATTTATATGATGAAAATCCATACAGCAGGAATCAAACCGTTGATGACAAATAGCACAAGGTTTATCCTTTGCTTCTGATATAATTTGTAACTTCTTTTGCCTTGTTGGCTGCTTTAAGGTTCCATCCTTACGCTTTCTTCTACACCATTCTCTTTGATAGGCTCTCTTCTCTTCCAGGTTTTTAATTGGCATATCATTATAAATAGGTTCGACATTATTTATAACATCGAACCTTTTAAACTCTGAGGGAAGGATTCGAACCTCCAAGACCCGCCTCGCTAAATTTGGATCGGCTGGGAAACAACCAGCTATGTTTACCGTTTCATCACCTCAGATTGAGTGTCAGCTTAGTGCTGACATAATACGTTGCATACCAATACCTCCTCCACTACGAGGGAAGAAATCAAAGGAGAGGAACTCT